TTACTGCTTACACTGTAAGAACGCCGCAAACTCCGCTCCCCAGAAGCTCATCCGTATTTCACACAGCGAACCGTGCAACATCCAGATGATGAGGATTGCCGTCACGCAGAACGTGATGGCCGTAAGCGATTTTTGCGACATAGCACTTGCTCCTTTTCCGGAGAGGCGCTAACCTTTCACTTGTCAAGGTAATGCGGTTAGGGCCTCGGTTAAACAGAGATGTTTTCCGGGGCCTTTCCACATCTGGCCTTCGGGTATTCCCTCCGACCATCAGCCGAAAGGCACCCGCGCGTAATCTATCGCTTTTTTGTTAATCCGGCAATTCTGCCTGTTAGTTCTGAGGTAAAGGCAAACTCATCTGATTGTTTCCCCTGTGTGAAGCTGGCAGCTCATGCCACGGGATACCTTCTGAAGAGTGAACGGCGGAGGCGTGTTTTGATGTGAATTTATGGAAGGCTTCCAGTGTTGAGAAGCATACGCCGCATTCCAGGTTGTTACACTGGTAATACTTTTGCCGCACGGTGTTTGAATCATTTTCCGGACGACTGGTGCGGATTCGGGCAGATGCGCCACAAAGCGGACAACGGAACATAGCGACCTCCCTTAAATGTAGTAGTGCTGCTATTCTATGTTGTACTGGTTCAGACTCCAACTGACAGTTTGCATAGATACACGGTTAAGTAATTAAATCATTCAAAATCGGGATAAAAATGAGCACACATGAAATAGCTAGCACACAAGCACAAGGGCAACTCGTATCAACAGATTTCAATCGATTCGAGCAATTTTTGGAGTCGCTTGGATTACCAAAAGAAAATGTTCTTGCTTCAACGATGGAGCGTCAGGTTGTCCAAACAAACTTTCCTCAGTTTGTGATGGCGTTACCAGAAGACGTTAAGCGTGACTCTAGATATTTGTCCAAATTTGCAGCAGCAAGTGCTATTGGTTTGTTTGATGCTGCCTTGAATTATGTCTGGAACGAAGTTGTACTTAACTTACGAAGAAAGACAGTTATTTATGGTTTGGAACTTTTTTTTGATGCTGCCGTTGGTGGTAAACATAGAGATCTATTTAGTACTGAAAGTGACTTAAGTGGTATTAAAGATAAAGTTCTTCTTGATAATTGCGCTAAATTAGAATTGATCTCCGACTCAATTTATAAAAAACTCACCCATATTTTAATTATGCGCAATGATCTTGGTGCCAGTCATCCTAATGATGCGAAAATCAATGCTTATGAACTGATGGGGTGGTTGCAAACATGTGTTCAAGAAGTTATCAATGACACACCTTCAGAGGCTGCACTGCAAGTTAAGGCTTTTGTTGAGAATCTGCGAAATCAAACTGAAGTCATCAGTAGCTCTAGTTTGCAGCATATGAAAAATGGGCTCAAACAGCTACACACAAGAAATTGTGATAATGTCCTTCAGACAATCTTCGGTATGTATATTGGTGCTGGTGCAAATAACATCCTTAAGAAAAATATATCTGAAATTGCTCCAACAGTTTGGGAATGTGCAGATAATAATATTAAATATAAACTAGGTGTTGCGCTTGATGGTTATCGAACCAACTTGCACAATGATAAATTTTTAGCAGGTAACGAGTTTTTCGAATTTTGCTCTGGTAATAAATTTAAAACCCTTGAGGCTAGGGTTATTCTGCTTGATGAATATCTGGATGATTTAAGTTCTGCTCACAGCGGTTGGGATAATTTCTATAATGAAGTTCCTCATGCTAGGAAAATGTTAAGTTACATTTCCAATGAATCGGATATTCCTAATGAACGTAAAGAAAAATTAATTCGTATAATTCTATCGTGTCGTATTGGTAATGGTGTTTCTTATAACACTGGTGTTTCTCCTTTAGGCAAACCCATATACGATTCAATATTGAATATGCTGGGCGATGATAATATCGTTCAAGTTATCATTGCATTCTATAATCAAGAGATTTACCACTTATTATCTAACAAAAACTGTAGAAAACATGCTGTGCAAATTCTAACGGATATAAGAACTAATGTTGTTAGTGATAAGCTCAAGCAAATCTTAGATTATCTGATTGTAAATGGTGATACTTTGGAAAAAACTATGAAAACCACTGAATTTAAAGCTCTAGCATCAAGTCATATAAAATTTAGTTAATAAATTCTAAGTCTTCAAAAAAGGTCACAGATTTGCTATCTGTGGCCTGAGGCGGACGCCTTAGTGAGGTGCCACGTACCATAAATATCAAGTAAATCATTACAAATATTTTTTAGCGTGAGTGTATTCTTAAGTCCGGCGTAACTATTCTGTATTTATCTTTTTCATGGTATCTATGGTTTATCATTCTGTTTCTGCTATCCATTCCGGGATTTTTGCCTCAAGCTCAAGCTGCGTGGTAAAGCCGCTGTTATCAATGGTGTGCTCAGCTTTTGCAATAATCCAGTCCTGATTATCAATCTCGCTTTTAAATCCTGTTACCGTGCCATGCATTTCGGGGTAGAGTTCTGCGCGTCCGCGTGCCAGTGTGATGGAGAATGATGCGGCTCCGCGTTGTAGCTGCTGCCACTTTGCCGCCGCTGCGCGTCTTGCTGCCTGCTCGTTCTGATAAGTCTTGCGTAACACAAACACATTGCCTTCCGCGCCTTCCATATAATCACCTTCACGGCTGCTGCTTTTCTCCTTTTTGGGTTTTGGCGGTTTACGGCGTTTCACGCTGACTTTTTTCTTTTTCCCGTAATTAAGATCAAGCCAGTAGGCGCGTACCCCCGTATACGCCTCGCGGTCAGCAATGCGGAACTGATGGCGATCGCCGCTGCTGCGTGTAATGGCGAACGAGGGTAACGGCTGACCCTGTGCGTTCACGCCACCGCCGGGCATGATGAATAACAGATTGCCGCTTTTTACCGTGGCGATTGCGCCCAGCATTTCCGCCATGCGCGTAAGGAAGGACATGTCGCTTTCTTCGGTCTGGTCGGCGTGGTCGATTTCGATATCCATCAGCATTTCGCTGATTTGCGGTTTCAGACCATACCGATGAGCGATGGCGGATACCACACGCTCAACGGTCACATCATGCCAGGACACCTCACGTTTAACGTTAAATTCATCCCGAAAATCTGCGCTTCTGGCTGAAACAGTCAGCCTGTCCGGCGGTCCTTCGTGAGCGATTTCATCAACAATGTAAGTGCCTTTTTCTGTCAGCGGTTCTCCTTTCCAGCCAATGAGAACCGTCAGGCGCGCGCCCCGTGGCGGTAGCTGCAACTGACCATCCGCATCATCCAGCGTGATGGTGAGCTGGTCCGCCTCAAATCCCCGGTTGTCGGTCAGTGACAGGCTCATCAGGCGCTCTGCCACACCTGACAGCGTTTTACCCTCCGCGAGAATATCAAAATCCGGCATTTTCACGGGGTCTGTGCCCTGACTGAGCAATTGCATGGTGGTGTCGGTCATCTGCTCCCTCCCTGTGCGGCATGGTCGCATGTGCGTGCGGAGGGGGTTACTGCTTTTTGTTGTCGCCTGGTCGGGAGAACGGCGCAGGGGTGAGATTACGCGCGTGGTGGGTGATGATTGTTGCCGAATCATTTAACGGATACAAGGGGCTGAAGCTATGAGTGAAACTCGTTTTCATGGTGCCCGTGTTACGGAAAGTACCGACCTGGTAACAGCGATTAATGATGTTGATTCCAGTGTTATCGGTATCGTGGCAACGGCGGATGATGCGGATGCGGAGCTGTTCCCGCTGAACAAGCCCACACTGCTGACCCGCGTCAATGACGTGCTGGGAAAATGCGGAACAACGGGGACGCTTTATCGTGCGCTTAAGGCCATCGCAGACCAGGTGAGCACAAAGGTGATCGTCGTTCGCGTGGCTGAACACAAAGAAGAAGACGGAAAAACGCAGGATCAACTGGTTATCGGTGGTTCTGAATCTGACGGCAGCTATACGGGGATGTATGCGCTGCTTGTTGCAGAGCAGGATGAAAGCATCGGATACCGTCCGCGTATTCTGGCCGCGCCGGAGCTGGACACGGAGGCGGTAACAAAATCCCTGTGCGTGATTGCGGGTAAACTGCGCGCGTTTGTCTATGCCTCATGTCACGGCTGTAACACGATGGCTGAGGCGATTACCTACCGCCAGAAATTCAACGAACGTGAGGTGATGCTCTTATGGCCGGACTTCATCGCCTACAACCCGAAAAGTGGCAAAAACGAAACGTTCCCCGCGCCTGCCTATGCGTGCGGCCTTCGTGCGTACATTGACCATGAGCAGGGCTGGCACAAATCGCTGTCCAACGTTCCGGTTAAAAATGTGCTGGGGATGTCCAGGCATGTGTTCTGGTCGTTGCAGGCCGAAGACAGTGATGCCAACAGCCTCAACAACAAAGAAATCACGACCATTATTCGTCGCAACGGGTTCCGCTTCTGGGGCAACCGCACACCGGAAACGAACGCCTACATCTTTGAGGTGTATACCCGAACCGCACAGGTGCTGGCTGATTCAATTGCGGAAGCGCAGTTTGAAACCATCGACAGTCCACTGACGCCTGCGAACGTGAAAGATGTTATCAGTGCCATCAGGGCAAAACTGGATTCACTGGTTACTGCCGGGAAACTGATTGGGGCGTCGTGCTGGTATGACGTGGTGGATAACGGCACCACGAATTTACGTCAGGGGCGCGTGCGTATTCGCTACAAATATACGCCTGTTCCCCCGCTGGAAGACATGGAGCTTTACCAGTCGTTTACTGATGAATTCTTTGGTCCCGCATTTGCGGTGCTGGGAGGTGCCTGATGGCTGTACCAAAACATCTTCGCTTTTTTACGCTGTTTGTGGATGGTGAAAACGAAGTGGGTAAGGTGACGTCCGTCACTCTGCCTAAGCTGACGCGCAAAACCGACAGCTACCGGGGTGGTGGCATGATGGGTGCGGTAAGTATTGATCTCGGTCTGGACGACTCCGCGCTTGATGCGAGCTTTGTCATGGGGGGCGCAGTTCGTGAGCTGTTCCTTAAGTATGGCGGCACGATTGACGGCACGCTGCTGCGTTTTGCGGGTGAATACTACACCGATGCAGAAAGCGACCTGTATGAAGTCGAAATGCGCGGACGTGTGACGGAAATTGATATGGGGGAAGCCAAACAGGGCGAAGCCACATCACACACTTACGCCATTAAAAACACCTACTACAAGCTGAGTGTTAACGATCGCCCGTTGTGGGAGATTGACCTGCTGAACTTCATTTACCGGAAGGACGGCAAGGACATTGTGCCCGATCGCATCCGTTCCGCGCTCGGGCTTGGCTGATAAGTAATATGCAGGCGGCGCAGTGCGTCGCCTCTGACTGAAAGGAGTTTCCTGATGAAAGAGACGAAAAACATCGATACCGAAAACACGGTAGTTACTGACACTGTGAAAGAAACCAGTGAGCGTGGCGTAAAACTTACCCAACCAATTGAGCGAGGCGGCGAAAAAATCACGTATGTGGAGATCACCGGGGCTATTGAGCAGGCTGGATCTCTGCGAGATTTGTCGCTGTCTGATGTGCTGAATCTGAAAGCGGAATCCATGTTTACGCTGCTGTCACGCGTGACATCACCGCGACTGGATGAAGTGACAATCAAAAAAATGGCATCCCGTGACTTTATTCAGTTATGTGCGGTTGCCGTAAATTTTTTGAGCGGTGCGGACTCTGGCGGGAAGAACGAACAGGCGACGGAAGCCTGATCACGGTTGTGTGCTTTGAGCACATAGAAGACTTTGTGGCGGATATTGCCGCCATTTTTAACTGGTCGCCCGCCGAAATCTTCATGATGACGCCCGGCGAAGTGGTTAGCTGGCGTGAGCGGGCGGCACTTCGCAGCGGGAATGCAGACAATGAAGACTCTTGATATCCGGGTCGCTTTCAGCGCCGTTGACAGGCTGACCCGGCCTGCCGAAAACGCCCGCCGCCTGATGGGGCAGTTTGGTGACTCCATCCAGCGAACGCAGGGGGCGATCAAAAATCTCGAGCGTCAGGCGCGATCATTTGAGCGCGCCCGCGACGCTGTCAGTAAAGCGGATGCGGGTATCGTGAAAGCACGACGCCAGCTTAACGCCCTTAATCAGTTACAACGCACGGGTACAGTGCTCAGCGAAAAACAACAAAAGCTGATGCAGCAGTTAAGCAACCGGCTTGAACGCCTGAATGAATCGCGCACACGGGAAATTCAGAAAATGCGGGAGCTTGGCGGAGAACTGAAACGCCACGGCATTTCCCTGACAGGCAGCGATAGCACCATCCAGCAGGCCATCAGACGCACCGAACAGTACAACAACCAGCTTGAACGCGAACGGCAGGCGCTTGCGCGTGTAACACGTGCGCGTGAGCGGTATTCGCGCGCGCAGGAAACCGCGGGAAAACTGAAAACAGGTGGTGCGCTGGCAATTGGTGCGGCAGCGGCTGGCAGCTATGCTGCCGGGCGTTTTTTGCAGCCTGCGATCGGGTTCGGGAAAGAGATGTCCCGCGTTCAGGCACTGACGCGAATCGACCAGAACAGCCCGCAGTTTAAGGCGCTGCGTGAACAGGCGTTAAAACTTGGCTCTGAAACGCAGTTCACTGCAGGCGAGGCCGCCAGTGGGCAGGCATTTCTTGCAATGGCTGGCTTCACACCGCAGGCCATTCAGGCTGCGCTTCCCGGCGTGCTGAGCATGGCAACGGCTGGCGGTATGGATCTCGGCGAGACGGCGGATATTGGCTCAAATATCCTGACGCAGTTCGGCCTTTCTGCTGACCAGATGGACCGGGTCGGTGACACACTCACCGCAGCGTTTACTCGTACCAACACTGACCTTCGCGCACTGGGCGAAACCATGAAATATGCAGGTCCGGTGGCGGGTAAGCTGGGAATATCGCTGGAGCAGGCCGCAGCGATGGCGGGCGTGCTGGCGAATATGGGTATCAGGGGGAGTGATGCTGGTACGGCAATGCGTGCCAGCCTGGCTCGTCTGGCATCACCGCCAAAGGCGGCAGCAGAGGCGCTGAAAGAGCTTGGCGTGTCTGTCTCGGATGCTGGGGGCAAAATGCGCCCGATGGAGGATGTGCTGGCTGACCTTTATAAAGCTACCCGCAAATACGGGGAAGTTGACCGGGTATCGTTCTTTAAGGACATTGCCGGAGAAGAGGCTTTCACATCATTTATGGCCCTCGTTGATGCGGCAGGTGACGGCTCCTTACCCAAACTGAGAAAAGAACTTGAAGGCGCGCGCGGTGAGGCTGAACGCACGGCAAAGGTTATGGCCAACAACCTTGACGGCGATCTGAAATCACTCAGCAGTGCATGGGAAGGGTTGCGCATCCGCATTGCAGATCTGATTGACGGTCCGCTGCGTTCTGTCACGCAGTGGCTCACGCGTGTGGTATCAAAGGTGACGGCGCTGGCGCAGGCCCATCCCGCACTGACGCGCCAGCTACTGATTGCAGGCGGTGCACTGCTGGCAATGACTGCAACGGTTGGCTCGTTGTCGCTGGCTATTGGTGTGCTTGCTGGCCCGCTGGCAAAACTGCGTCTTGGTTTTTCCCTCCTGACCGGATCAATGAATGCTGTCAGGGTTCTGCCAGCACTATGGGGAATGGTGACGGGTTCCGTTTCTTTACTGGGAGGCGCTATCGGGGCGTTGTTCAGTCCGGTTGGTCTTATCGTGGCTGCGCTTGCCGGAGCTGCCGTTCTTATCTGGAAATACTGGGATCCCATCAGGGCATTTTTTGCCGGGGTGTTCAGCGGGATTATGGAAAGGCTGACCCCGTTGCGCGAAACCTTTGAACGGTTTGGTCCTGTTTTTGACGCAATCGGGAGTGGGATCAGCCAGGTGTTTAACTGGTTTAAATCGCTGCTGTCACCGATGGAGTCCAGCAAGGAAACTCTGGATAAATGTACCAGTGCTGGCGAGATATTCGGTAACGTTCTTGGCGGTGCGTTACAACTTGTTCTGACACCTGCAAAAATGTTGCTGGATACGCTGGCGTGGATACTTGAAAAGCTTGGTGTGCTTCCGGATGAAGCGGAAAGGGCGCGCAAGAAAATCGAAGACGCACAGCGTGCGGCCATTCTTCAGGACAAGGTTGCCTTGCTTCAGGGGGACCTGGCGAAAATCAATCCGCCGAAGCCTGTGGAAAATGGCAATGGCACCGGAGGTGATAACCCCAAAGACAATAAACCGCTCACAGATAGCAATACCGGTACGCTGCGCAGACTCAGCAAAATTGCTGATAACACAGGTAAGCTGGTTGAGGAGACGAAAAAACGCATTGGCCCCGGCGATATTGTCTTTAAAAACCTGCCCCGAGCACTTGCTGTTCGTGGGGAGTGGCAGGAGCGGAAGATTGCGCAGGTCAGTAAGCCTGCCCCCGCAATTAATATCACACCCGTGGTCCCGGCTCCGCTGCCTCCGGCGCTGGTCCCTGTTGTTGCGGCCAGCTCCCGCCCGGTGGCGGAGGCTATACGATCGCCAGTGGCATCAGTTCCTGTAACTTCCCGTAACCGCGAGCCTGTTGCCTCCGGATTTGGTGGTGAAATTCATGTTCATCTGCATAACGTTGTTACGCAGAATCCCCGCGAACTGGCGAAACTGGTCGGTGAAATGGTCAGGGCAGAAATGGAACGGCGCGCCCGTGCCGGGCGTGGCAGTTTTTACGATAAAGATTGAGGAGTCATGGCCATGATGATGATCTACGGCATGTTTGTTTTTGAGCTGCGCACGCTGCCGCATCAGCAGTTACAGCAAAACAAAAGCTGGCGGCATGTGAAAAATGAACGCGTTAACCGTTCAGCAAGCTGGCAGTATATCGGTGCAGGTGATGATCGCATCGTTCTTTCTGGTGTGCTTTATCCTGAAATTACAGGTGGCGAAGTGTCGCTGTCGCTGCTGACCACGCAGGCGTATACAGGACGACCCTGGCCTTTGATTGATGGCGTCGGGCAGATTTACGGTATGTATGTCCTGACCGGAACGAATACGACCCGTTCCGAGTTTGATCGCTACGGTAAGGCGAAAAAGATAGAATTTTCACTGACCCTTGAACGCTGTGATGAGGATTTGCGGGAGCGCCTGCAATCCTCATCGTTCAGCGATATGCTGTCCGGCTTCAAAGATAAGGTGACATCATCCCTTAACAGCGCGGCCAGTTCAGTAAAAGGGTTGTTCTGATTTAACACAAAAACCGCTAATGGTCAGATTAGCGGTTTTCTTTTTCCTTAGTCTTCTCAATTGTTTCTTCAGTCTGTATATCGCCTACAGGGTGATAACGATAAATCGTCGATATACTGATACCGTAAATTATTGCCAGTTGTTTTCTGTCATGACCGTTTTTAATAAGCCTTGCTATTTGAATGTTCACCCAAGGAATGCCTCCCTTAAGAAAGGGGGGCAACCTTACCTACAAATCAGTATTTATAATAACGTCCAGGCAGCACAGGAGAGTTAACATTCCAGAACCCCTGCGGATCGCATGCCAGTATCATCCAGGCTGTATTACAGGAGGACGGCCACGGTGGCATATCATCATTATCGGGGTAGTCACACGAATCAATATAACCGTAGCGTGTGCGCAGTGGTGCCAGCCTCGCCAGAATATCCATCGCGGTGGTATCATCTCCCAGTCTGCGGGCCAGCAATGCCACGCCTGCACTGCCCTCCACCCAGACTCCACGCTGTTTATTCGGGTAGCCATATTCCGGATGATAAGGCGTGTACCCTGTCGCATCGTGCGTGGCGTACCAGAGTCTGCCCAGGTAAGTAAAACACCGCCGGGCTTTTTCCATATCTATATTGGCCACAAACAGCCCTCCCCAGCTCGCGCAGTCCAGCGGTGAGGCCTTGTCCACCCCGGTAGTCCGCATCCCGGCATAAAATCGTCCTTCGTCCTCCACCCACAGTTTTTCCATAATGGCATCCGCCAGGGCTTTCGCTTTTTCAGCATAGCCGGTGAAGCCCAACCGTCCCATCAGATCAAACAAAAACCACAGGTCGAACTGATGTTCTGACGTGCACCAGTCTGCGTCAAAATCCGGATAAAACACACCATTCAGATACTGTCCGCTACCGGATGTATACAAACCAGAGCGAACATCACTGCCATCTGTGACCCTGAACATTTCAATCCATTCTGCGCACTGCATCAGTTTATCCCGGGCAACAACGGCCATTTCACCGTCCGGATATTTCAGCAGATAATACGCCAGCGCATACGCCACCCACGCTGCGTTTCCCGTCCGGTAATACTGCGATGATGTTTGTGCTGACATACGGTTCACAAAAAAAGGCACGCTTCCCTCACTGCCTCCGCTGCCCACAATCGCACACAACCCGCGAACAAAACGCTCAACCTGACTGTGCCCCTGCGCCATCAGGGCAATGGCCGACACAGCCTGGTCGTAAGTGTACGTACGGTCTTTCATCACCCTTACCGTTTCGTCTCCGGCATCCGATGGCACCCGGTAAGAGCGGATACACAGCGGGTCTTCCCAGACAGTTACCAGACCGTTATTTGATGTACGATACAGTTTAAAAGACTTGGCCCCCGGCCAGCTTCTGGCGAAACTGAACGTGCCGTCACTCTCTAATACTACAGAGGAAAACTGATATTCCAGAGTTGTGCTGGCACACAGCGCAATGGTGTAGCTCTGCGGATCACCGATACTGCACTGACCTGTGACCGGACCGGTATAGTCCGTTGTCAGCTCTTCATTTACCGTCAGCGTAACGGATTTGTTGTACACATCAGGGGCATTCAGCGATAAAAGTTCCGCTGTGCAGGTTTCCGCCAGTGTGTAAAAATTTTCCACCCGGCTGTTGCGTTCGCAGGTTGTGATCTGCGAGTGAAATTTATCAATTATTTCCGTTAATCGAAGGTAATCTAGAACATCCTCAGCACTGGTCTTACTAATAATTTCACGTCCAACACTTGTTAATGCAGTTAATGCGGCACGATTTGCCCCTGTAAAATAAGGGAGTTTATCTGCTGATGTAGCAAGCTCCGCCAGCGCCGTCAGGGTGGCATCCTTCGGTTGCTTACCCGCAAGCGCGTCAATCACGGTGGTTGCAAAATTAGGGTCATTGCCCAGCGCCGCAGCCAGTTCGTTCAGCGTGTTCAGTGCATCAGGTGACGAATCTACAAGTGCGGCAATCGCGGCCATAACGAAAGCTGTGCTTGCGATCTGGGCATTATTAGTCCCCTGTGGCGCTGTTGGTGTTGTTGGCGTTCCGGTCAGTGCCGGGCTGTTTAATGGTGCTTTCTTGTTCGTTTCATCCATTACCACCTTGACAGCTTTTGGTGTCGCTGCCAGCGTTTCAGACGTGCTGTTCGTGGCGCTACTGAGCTGAACAATCCCTTTTTGTGTAGTGGTGGCGTTCTGGGCGGTATATTTCCCGTTAGCCAGGTCATATGCAGCCTTAACCGCTTTCGGTGTTGCGGCCAGTGTTTCTGATTCACTGTTAATTGCACTGCTTAACTGAGTAAAACCTTTTACGGTCAGCGAGGCGTCCGGGTGACGTCGTGACTGTTCGTGCTCTGATATTTTATCATCCACATATTTGCGGGTTGCCAGAACCACAGACGGGTCGATTTTCAGCGTGATGGCTTCAGTGTTCGTGACAACCAGAATCATTCGGATAGTCTGGGTGCGTCCACTGCCTTCCTGCAACTGCGGTTTGTACGTTTCCGGGCAGTTTGCCACCGCAATGAGTACACCTTCATCATCATAAAGACCAATCTCACGGATCCAGAATCCTCCCTCGTTTTCAGGGATGATTTGCTCCGCAATAATCTGGCTCTGATTGTTAGGGTCAACACTCAGAAGATTCAGCGGTGCAATGCGTTTCTGGTTAATCAGTTTTGTTTGTGCAGGGTCTGGTGTTGGTAACACACCATTTGCATCACCAACGGCCATTTGCGTCAGATTCAGCTTACTGCCGAGCATCGTCGCGTTAGCCAGTCGTGCCGCGCCCTGATTAGTCAGAATGGCGTAGTATTTCACTGTCATGCGTTTACTCTCAGATTATCAATTAAATGAATGGCCGGGGCAGGGAAATAATCCCCTTCGGCAATAATGGACTCCGGGGTGTAGGGATAAACCGTCAGGGCATCGCCGTGATAGCATCCCGTACCAACGAAAATCTTTCCGTTCACACTCAGGCTGATCGCCAGCCCCGTCAGATGGCGACTTACTGGTTTTGCATCCGCAATAAGGCGCTCAAGTTCCTGATACATTTCATCGGTGATGCCCTGATCAAGTACTCCGACAACAATGCGAAATGTTCCTGGCTCCTCGTTGAGTTGCCACCACTCCTTTACTTCAATCAGGTAGCCGAGAGGCTCCACGGCTCTTCGCAGTGCGCTGATGGTTCCCTTGTGTCGGTGTATCAGCCATGCATCACGAATCACCTGTCGTTTTGTCTCTTCCGGCCAGTTGCGATCCCAGCGGTCAACGGAAAATGCCCAGGCGAGATAAGGCAGCAGATGCACCGGGCAGGTATCCGGCGACCACAGCGTGTTGAGGTCTACCGGAATGTCTGTAATGCGTGTTCCGACGGCTTCGGCACAACGCATGAAACTGCTGGCTGATGGCGGTAACAGTGAATTACTCATTGCGCCCACCTTCGCTGATGGTAAATGACTCACAGCGCGCCGCCTGTATGTCGCTGATGGCCATATTCTGTGTGGGTTCGATTATCTCTACGCGTTGCACGCCGTGCACATGAAGTGCGGCAGCAATGGCGGACAACGCCACGTCCTGACCGATAAGCCCCTGTTCAGCCAGCCACTTCCTGAATGACGATTCCGCCGCAGCCAGAATAGGTTCGGATTCCGGGCCGGGATAAAAGTACAGTTTTGCCTTCAGCCGCCATGTCACGATTCTGGCGCTCTGTACCGTCAGGCGGTCGGCCACCGGGCGGGTATCCTCTGCATTCAGAACGGCGCGAACGGTATTAAGCAACGCCTCCGTTGCCGTGCCGTCGCCTTCAGTGGACAGGATGGAAACCGTCACATTTGCCGGAGACGGACTGATAGCCCGCGCATCACGCACCAGACCGCTGGCGCTGCGGGCAAAATACTCGTATGCACCTGACGGGCCAGCAACACTCAGGCCGTCATACGCCCGCTGCGCCCGCAGTCTCAGCGAGGTGTCGCTCTCCATCACCGCGTCGGTGGTATCCGTTGCCGGAGTGATAACCAGGCGCTTTGTGTTCATATTGCCCGCGAGGTTGTCCAGGTTTGTCCCTGAACCGTGGCTTAACATGCAGGCGCGTGCGCCCTCGTTAACCCGCTGGCGTAACAGCATTTCACGAAACGACATGGTTTGAGCGATAACGTTAAGGGGTTCCGATTCCAGCTCCAGCGCGGCGGAAACGGCTTCACGCTGTTCGGCGGGATAGGACGCAATCATCATGGCCTTTGTGTCAGCCAGAATTGCCTCAAAGTCAGGCTCCGCGATGATGGCGGGGTCCGGTAACTGTGAAAGGTCAACGGCAGGCATGATTTACTCCCTCAGCGTGATGGTTAATTCAACATTCTGCATGGTCTGCATGACAGTGCCCGACAGCGTCACCCCGGCGCGGCCTCCTGCCTTCCAGACAACGTCGATAGCGTCCAGGGCAATGCGGGGTTCCCATCGTGTCAGCGCAATCACGGCAGCACTCATGCATTGCAGACGCGTGGTGTTATTCATGGGTTCGTCAATCAAATCAGGCACAAGGCTGCCATATTCCCGTCGCATAACCCGGCTTGCCAGCGGGGTGGTCAGGATGTCCCTGACTGACTGTTTCAGGTGCTCCATATCGTTCAGGTTTCCCGTTCTGTCCGGGTTCATTCCTGTGTAGCGGGTTGTCACTGCGGGCCTCCTGTCGAATCGCTGCCACCTTTAACGCCACCGTGTTTATGCGTATGCACTGTGATGCCGTTTGAGGTGAAATTGCCGCCGCTGTGCGTGATATTGCCGCTCATCTTTCCCCCTTTTGTGACGTCAAGCGTCGCCGTTCTCAGAAGGTCTGTGCATTCCACGACGGGCGTATCCAGTGTCACGCTGACGGATGCCTGCAGGGTGGCTGTTTTCATGCCGCTGGCGCTCAGTGCGCCTGCGTCCGCGTCGTAGCGGAACACCGCGCCATCCGGCGCGCTGACCACGATTTCTTTCAGGCTTTTGCCGGGGGCCGGAATGGCATCACTCCACAGGCTGCCAATTATCATGGCGGTTTCCGGGTTGCCGCCAATGCAGGCAATTACCACCTGTTCGCCGGGTGATGGCGGCAGCCACACATTGAAGGCTCCCGCGCGCGTGGTGTTCCAGCGCAGCCAGCCTGTTTCCAGTTCGCCGCTGCGAACGCGCACGCACCAGGATTCCTCATCAACTTCAGAGATGATCCCGGTACGGATGATGTTGCTCAGCAGCCGCATGAGTTCTGCGCTCACCGTACAGCCTCCGCAATCCGGCCCAGCACCGTGTTATAAATCAGGCGCTCATCTGCCTGGCTGATACCCAGCAGCTCACGTACCGGGTAATCGGTGAAAATGCCCGGCGCAACCTGATCGCGCTCACCGAACTGATGAACGCGTGCAATACGTGCGGCCACGCCGCTGTAACCCACCGTCACACCGGAAGCATCTGCACGGGCTTTCAGGTAGCGGGCGGTGCGCAGTTTTACGAACATGGGGACGCGCTTTGTGCTGTCCTGGTTGATGCGCCGGGTGCGTATTTCCAGAAAACGGTCGATGTCATCCCGGTAAAACGTGCGGATATTGTTTTTATCCTCATCCCACCCGGTAATGGTTCGCCCGTATTTCCCCGTGTCGTGATGCCAGTTTTTCAGCGTGCGTGCTTCGTTATTCCAGATAAAGCGAATGCGTTCCTGTATCCGGGTTACGCGGCGTCTGCGTGGTGTCCACGCGGTCCCGTCCGGCGCTTTCTGTGACCGGATACGCGCCTGCTGGGCGCGGCGTAAATCCTGTGCCAGCTTTCTGGCGATGTTATTGATGGCCTGCTGATTCAGGCTGTCGCGGATGGCCTCAAAGGTTTCATCCACGCGGGTGAATGCCTTATCCATCGCTTTCACCCCACGTCACATCCTGGAATACATGCGACCAGTCGCCTTCGGAAGATGGCAGGCGGGGTTTTGGCTCAGGCAGGTGTTCTGCCTGCGGTGTGCCCTGACTGCTGCGCGTGATGCGAACGCGTTCCCGCAGGGGGAGCGTAAACAGGAGATCGGCGCTGTCATCGTCATTGATAACGGCGGAGAATTTGATGTCCTGATTACGCTCCGGATTGAGCAACAACTGTGGCTGATTTTCGGATAACCACGCCAGTAGCGGCAGCGTGAGGTCGTCCAGCTCCCCGGCGTAATCCATGACAAACATCACCATCTGATAGCGGTAAACAAACGAGGGCGTTTCTCCGGTCGTTTCAATGTTGCCGCTCTCCACGAAAATGGTGAATTTTTCCGGGTTGGCCTGACACCATCGGCATGAACGGGTCATGGCTTCACGCAGGGAATCAGTTTTCAGCATGGTTGTTATCCTCGTTGTTCAGTCGTTGCAGCCTGCGCTGTTCCAGTAATTCAATGGCCCGTTTATCCGCGTTACAGGTTTCCAGTGCATCCAGAAGGCGGTCGCCCCATATACCGAGATTTCCCCATGTGGGAGTATCAGGGAAGGGGGGAGGCGTTACCGGTATGGTCAGCGTCTGCGGTATAAGCCGGACTGACGGCGCTGGCAGTGGCGCGTTCTGCGTGCCTGCGCAGCCTGTCAGTAAAACGAGCGTCAGGCAAAGCGTGGGCGCATTCATCTTTTGCAATATCGTTGCGTAGCTGTTCACGTCTTACCTCTCCGTCCTGATTGCGTTGCTGATTTTCCACGCGGAGTTGCGCCAGCACCTGCTGCATATCCTGTACCCCGGCGCTGATGATATTCAGGGTGTCGGCGGTACTTTTCAGGGTGCTGGCCTGCGCTTCGTTTCTGGCGTTCTCCCGGCCCAGCGACCACGACAGACGCATGGATGTTCCCCATCCGGCAATCAGAAGGAAAGCGACGCCAAGCGTGGGCCAGAGCTTCATGCCGGATAGGCTCCGTGTGGTAACTGAAAATGCGGTCCGTCTTTCAGAGTCTTCCAGTCGCCTCCCCATTCCACCGGAATATTCAGTTCCCGGCTGGCCTGTCTGAATGCTGCTGCGATTTTTTCGTACAGCGGCCATTCCCATGACACCTGGCTGCCGATATAAGCCACAACATCCACGGCATGTCCCGTAAGGTGGCGGCTGTTCATGGTCTGGCTCTTACCCGTGGCCACCAGTTGCTTCTGGCGGTAACGGCTGCGCAACCCTTCGGTGATACCAAAATCCACTTCCGAGATTTCCAGTGCCCGTCGGGTCACTTTCACCAGATCAGGATTTACGCCCTGCAAATTCTTTTCGCTCCGGCTGCTGAATTTAAATGTGTTGCTCATTCGTCCTTCTCCTTCACCCTGCGATTAAAGGCCGCAATAACCTTGTCGCGTGCTTTCTCTGCCCCCATAAAACCGATTGATGCGCCGATAAACGTCACGGCATCTTCAGGAAACCCGAAGAAGCGCAACGACCCGGCCACGGCCATGGCAAGAACGCCGCACGCCAGCGATCCCGTTACGGTCTGAACCAGTGTTCGTCCGTCATAAAGACTCATCAGCGCGGAAATGCTGACCGCCGCGCCTACTGCATACACCGTTGGCAGGTGGTCAAAGAGCCACGCAATAACCTGCTCTGTGATCCCTGTTTGAATGGTGCTCACTGCTACTCCCCCCACAACTGAATCATTTCTCGTTTCTTCTTCTCCGGCTCCGGCATCTCCACTTCCTGCCCGGCGTCCAGAAATACCTGCTGACAGAGTCCGGGGTTGGCATCCAGCACCTTTTCGGTGACGCCCTGCGTCGTGCCGTAGTACCGGAAACAGAGCGAATCCACGGTGTCGCCTTCCAGTGCCTTCACTTTCATCAGCACAATTCCGCAAAGATTCGCGGGCGGCACAGAATGTCAGAGATGGCCCAGCTCACATCGCGCCACAAATCCGATGTCTGTATATCCAGTGCGTCCGCCCGGCGGTCGCCCTTGTCCGTTGTGTCCGCATCGCGGTAACGCTCCAGAATCAGGGCGCGCGTGGCGGTATAAACAGCATTGCGCCAGTGCCAGAGATTGACGCTTTCTCCGTTAATTACGGGTGCCGGAACATCGGCCAGCGTCTGATGGCCAGCTGCCTGCTGTTCCTGCTGCCATGCTTCCAGCTCGCGGGTAACGTGTGCCACAGCCCCGGTGGCAGTATGCAGCAGGCGGGAGGTGGTCACGCGGCCCGGCAGTCGTACCGCCAGACGCAGCTCGCGCAGCACAATATCCGGCCAGAATGCACCCGCTGAAATGCGGGTATCGCCATCATCGGTATCGGTGATGTCGTCCTCTGCGGGTCCGGGTTCAGTTCTGGCAACCATACTCATGGGGTTCACTCCTGAAAAAAATCGGGCGGTGGGTGCGCGGTGTAAACGGTCACGGAGTCAAACCGGAACACCGCGCACGCCGCCCGCTGACGGGGTCAGTCGTTAACCGCGCTTCGCCTTCTGCGTCGCGGTGGTTTTTCGTGTTGCAGGCTTCCGCGTTGTCTTTTTACTTTTGCTGCTTTCGTCCTGCGTCTGCTGTGCGCTGGCGTCTTCTGGTGCGGCTGCGGAATCGGCTTTTTTCAGAGCGCGGGAAAGGGTTGCAATCTCGCGTTTCACACCTGCGTTCGGGTTCAGGTGCATCGCTTCGCGCAGCAGCTTCAGTGATGAGGCCATGCTGTCCGCATCGCTCAGGCTACGGCGGGCAAAGGCGCACGCTTTGCATAATTTGGCTCGCACTTCGTCCGGCATATCCTGGTTGGCGACAATTTCCCAAAGTGTGTCCAGTGGTTCGATAAAGGCGGACAAATCCGCGTCGGCATCCGTCCCGGCCTGCGTCAGTACCGGGTTGCAGATTTCTTCGGTCAGTACCGTGGCAGCAGTACGGCCAAAGTTATCCGGCATGATGAGGTTGTGACGGACCACATACGCACCAATACGCAGCGCAAGCGGAAGATCGCCGCAGTCAATTGCCCACACCATCAGCGTGGCAATCACTTCATCCTGCTGCCCGCCGTCAGCCTCCAGCGTTCCCTCAATCCAGCCGGAAAAGTCCGGCAACAACTCTTTTTTGATGGCGGCTTTCGCGCTTCTGGCCTGTACGCCCTTAAGTCGGGCCTGTGCCAGACGCAGACGATACAGCACCTCTTCATGCGCGGTACGCGCGGCGTGGTCCACGCCTTCATTCGCCCGGCCTGCGCGCTGTGCCATCACGTTCTGCCAGTGTTGCTGTGCAGGAGTAATCATTTTTTCTCTCCGTTACAGGCGGGCATGATGCCCGCCGTGAGTTGATTAGCTGTCGGCGAACTTCAGGCCAGTGACCATCGCGCACTTGCCATAGTCTTCAACGACATAAGCGTCATTGATGGACTGGTAGGTGGCGATGCGGTTGTATTCCGGCTCGTCTTTCATCAGGCGACGCATTGTTCCTTTCTGCCAGTAAATCGACAGGTTGTTGAACGAGGTGATCAGCATCGTTGAATCCGGGAAGAACGGCGCAAGGAATACATCCAGTCCGCCAATGGCGCGCGATGACAGGATGAGCTGTCCGGCAAGTAATTCCGCATTGGGATTCTGGCCGCTGATGCTGTTCAGCACGGGCAGACGCAGCGAGTTAAACAGGTTGCGCCCCATAATCACCACGAGGTCGTCAGCTTCCTTGTGCCATTCATCCAGCAGGGATGAGCGCGCGTCCTGTACCAGTGCATCAGCGTTCGCATACTTACCCGCGTGCGCCACGGTGTTGTCCATGTTGCGGGAGGTCAGCGTCACGTCATTCATTACGCGCTCGCTGGCGTCGGTTCTGATGTGCTCCAGCCATCCCACGTTAACGTCCTGAAGCAGCTTGTTGGTGCTGAAGTTGGACTCATCTGCGTGAGACGTGCCGTTGAAACCGATCATGATGCGGTCAAGCGCCACCTGCCGGGCAATCTGTGTGCTGACGCGTGACTGAAAATCAGGGTGTGCCGCCCAGGCATCAAGCTGCGGATACGAAATAAACGTGTCGTAGTTCACCTGTTCGCACTGATATTTGCGGTTTTTCAGATCAACCACGTTATTCGGGTTACGGCGTTTTGTGCCGTCATAACTGGTATTCGTGCGCGCAATCGGCCCGGTGGTGTCCAGGAGGATTTTTTCGCCTTTCTGGTCGGTCACACCGAACACGTTAATTTTTTTGTAAATTCAGTGCTCTCCTTTACTGCGTTTTCAAAACGCTGCTGCACCGAGGGTTCCACGGTAAATCGCGATACCAGTGCAGATACCGGGATGTTGTTAAGCGACGCCTGCTGCGCCATATAGCAACCCAGCTTGTTGCGGGTAATATCTGACATCACCAGATTCATAAAAAATTTGCTCCTTTGTCTTATCAGAAGTCAGCCAGTTGATCGGAGGCTGCGCCCGTTGCGGTGAACCGGTTTTGCGGATCGCCGTCCTGCGTGCGCAGTTTTTCCTTCAGTGCTGTCAGCTCTGTGGTCAGTGACGTGATTTTCTGGCGGTCCTGCTGATGGCGGGTTTCCAGCACATTAAAACGGTCGATAATGTCGGCCTGTGACGTTGCGACGCCTTCCACCGCTTCCTGAATACGGGAGAAACTGGCGTCATCCGCTTTGCGGCCACGACCAATAATCCCCATTACGCGGTTAAACCACTGGGTGCCTTCTTCCTGGCTTTGTTCTGCCATTTCGATGATTTCAGACTCGATGGCTTTGGAAATGAGCGGTGCTTCACCCTGGACACTGTTGAACGTCATCACCGCCTGACGTTGCTGTGCCGTGAATTTCAGGCGCTCAGTGCCCAGGCTTGCCGGGGTGTCGGTCATCGCCAGCCCGACCAGATAGGCGCGCCCGTTAACGGAGAACTGCGGGTGCAGTTCGATACTGGAATAGATTTTCTTGCCGTCCGCGACAAGCTGCTTCATGCGCTCGGTCGGTTCGATTTCTGCATACAGCGCAGTACGTCCGGCCAGCGGACCTTCCGTAATGTCTTCCGTACTCAGTGCGGTGACATCGCCCATTGCGGAAAATTCGCTTGACGGGCATGGCGAGAGATAGTGCTCAACGTTCACGCGGGCAGCGTAAACATCCGGGTTGAAGTTCTCGGCGGCTTCACGCAGATGTACCGGGCTGATTTCGCGGCCATCAACAGTTGATCCGGAGACAGCCACGCGAAACTTTTTGCGGGATGTCTTTTTTTCATTAGCCATAGTTTTTGCCCCTCTGACTGGTTCTTCAGTCATGATGGCAAAGCGTAACAGGCTGATACAAAGGGCTTTTGTTGTAAGAAAACGGCCAGAACAGGGGGTTAAGGAGAACAGTTTCGCGCGCGGGTAATCTTCCTGTAATTACTCAGGGGGAGCAATGATTCAGGACGCTTTTGTGCGCCAGCGTGCGCGGCAACTTTACTGGCAGGGTTATCCGCCCGCAGAAATATCACGTCTGATGGGAATAAACCCGAACACGATTTATGCGTGGAAAAAACGCGACCAGTGGGATGAAACGCCACCCGTGCAGCGTGTCACGCAGTCCATCGATGCGCGCCTCATCCAGCTCACTGAAAAACAGAATAAAACAGGTGGTGACTTCAAGGAAATAGACCTGCTGACCCGGCAGCTTAAAAAACTGCATGATGGCCAGCCGGATGCGACGGCCACAGGAAAGAAAGGCCGGGCGAAAAAACTCAAAAATCATTTCACGCCGGAACAGATTGCCGCACTGCGGGAAAAAATCATCAGCAGGCTGGAGTGGCATCAGCGGGGCTGGTTTGACTCCCTGACCCTTTGCAGGGAAGCCGGGATACGTAACAGGATGATCCTGAAATCCCGACAGATTGGGGCGACCTGGTATTTTGCACAGGAAGCTCTGCTGATGGCGCTGCGTGACGATGTGGCGCAACCTTACCAGCGTAACCAGATTTTTTTGTCTGCGTCGCGTCGTCAGGCGTTCCAGTTTAAAAGCATTATTCAGAAGGCCGCGGCTGAAGTTGATGTGGAGCTGAAAGGGGGCGATAAAATCATCCTCTCCAACGGCGCAGAGCTGCATTTTCTCGGCACTTCTGCTGCGTCGGCACAGTCCTATACGGGCAATTTTTATTTTGATGAATTTTTCTGGGTCAGTCGCTTTGCTGAACTGCGCAAGGTAGCTGGCGCTATGGCAACCCTCAGCGGACTGCGGCGCACCTACTTCTCCACGCCATCCACCGAAACGCACGAGGCATACGCCTACTGGAACGGCGACCGCTGGAACGAGAAAAAGGCCTCGCATAAACGCCAGCGTTTTTCTGTGGACTGGAAAACGCTGCATAACGGGCTTATCTGCCCTGACCGGACGTGGCGGCAAATTGTCACGCTGGAAGATGTGGTTAATCACGGCTGGAAACACACCGATATTGACGAAATCCGTGATGAAAACACCGAAGACGAGTTCCTCAATCTCTATATGTGTGAGTTTGTTCGCGAAGGGGAATCGGCATTTAACCTGAATATCCTGATTGGCTGCGGTGTTGACGGATACGACGACTGGAAAGACTGGAAACCTTTTGCTCCCCGCCCGATGGGGAATCGTCCGGTATGGATTGGGTATGACGCAAACGGCAGCAGTGGCAACGGCGACAGCGGCGCTGTGTCCGTGGTGGTTCCTCCGGCTGTTCCTGGTGGCCGTTTTCGAACGGTGGAGACGCGACGCGTTCAGGGGCTGGAGTTTGAAGAACAGGCCAGAGTCATTGAAGAGTTCACGTGTCGCTACAACGTGGAACACATCGGCATTGATGTGACGGGCGGGAACGGGGAGGCTGTTTATCAGATAGTGAAGCGGTTTTTCCCTGCTGCTATTCCGTACACCTTCACGCTGTCATCCAAACGGTCGCTGGTACTGAAAATGCTGCAAATAATGCGTGCCGGACGCTGGGAATACGATCGCGCCGAACGCGAGCTGGTCGCGGCCTTTAACGCCGTGCGTAAGGTGAAAACACCGGGCGGCTTTATCACTTACGAAACGGACCGCGCGAGGGGGATCAGCCACGGCGACCTTGCGTGGGCAACCATGCTTGCTGTCATTAACGAACCAATTGGCGGCGAAGGAGAAAACGAGCGTTTCACGGTTATGGAGTTCTGATGAGCAGAAAAAATAAAAAAGTGCGCATGAGTTCACGCATTGATCTCGCTGATGCGCTCAGGAAAGAATCATCGCTCAGTGCATTCACATTTGATGGTCCTTATCGCCTGACCGGGCATGACCTGCTGGACAATATGTACTGTGCTGATAACGGGCGGTGGTATGAAACCCCGGTAGACTGGTACGGTCTGGCAAGAGCTGCCCGGCAAACGTCCTGGCATCAGTCTGCGCTTTACTTTAAGCGCAATGTATTGCTCGGCTGCTATATTCCGCACCCGCTGCTTTCCCGGCAGGATTTCTCGGCGCTGGCGCTGGACTGGTTTGTGTTCGGTAACGCATTCCTTGAGCTTCGAAGCAATATGCTCGGCGAACCGCTTAAATTACGGCACGCCCTGGCGAAATACATGCGACGCGGAAGCGATCTTGAATCATGGTGGTATGTGCAGGATGGCAAGGATGCGTTTCAGTTTCGCCCTGGTAAAGTGTGCCACCTGATGAATCCTGACATTAACCAGGAAATCTACGGCATGCCGGAATATCTTGGCGCATTACTCTCGGCCAGCCTGTCTCATTCGGCGGACATGTTCAGAAAACTGTATTACGACAACGGATCCCACGCCGGGTGCATCATCTACATCGGTGCAGCGCAGGTAAACCGCGAAAGCATGGACTCCCTGAAAGAAACGCTACAGGGTGCACGTGGTGGTGGTGCGTTTAAAAACGTGCTCATTCATGCCCCCAACGGTGGCAAAGAGGGGGTGCAAATTTTGCCGTTCCAGCAGATCACCGCAAAGGATGAGTTCATGAATGTTAAGGCGGCATCCCGTGATGATGTGCTGGCTGCGCACCGCGTTCCGCCGCAACTGATGGGGGCGATGCCGGGCGAAAAAAGTGCGTTTGGTGATGTGGAGAAGGCCGCGCGGGTTTACGCAATTAACGAGCTGATGCCCGTCATGGAGGCCATGAAGCACATCAATGACTGGCTTGGCGAAGAGGTGATCCGCTTTAACCCTTACGCACTGTTAGATACCCAGCCCACATCCTGACGCGCTTCGCTTGTCTGCTGCTTCGCCGGGGCATAAAAAATTTATGCCCCGACTCTCCAGCTCCTGTATCAATCAGATAATTTCACGACGCTTTTCTGCTTATTGCCATCATCGGCGGTCAGACTCTTACGCAATCCCACCGCGTTGACTGCATGTTATTCGCCGCCTCAGTGCGATTTTGACGGCCTTACCTTTCACCCCATCAAATCAGAATCCCTCACGTATTTTTCACGCTCAGCGTGAGAAATACAGCCATTCTGTTGTGTCTCTGCGACATCGTTCAGGGAATGCTATTTACCCCCTGAAACGCGGGCTGTTCCCCCGTCACCTGCGCGCAGAAAAAGCGCGTTTTTTTGTGCACGCACGGATCCCTGACGGATCCAGCCGCCACGCGGGCCAGAAGGGCAAAAATTCGTTCAAAAAAATTGTGCAAATTTGTGCACTATTGTGCGCTAAATCGAATCCCTGTATTGCTTACCAGCTCATTACATGTAAACTCAACAGGTAGCAATATTTACTTCCAAAAGGTGGAACAAAATGGCTTTTACAAAAATCAGAATCGATAATCTGTTTTGCTTTGAAAATAGCATCCTTGACTTAAGCTTCTCCAGACCCCCGATCAACAGCTCACTGGAAGGTGAGTACATTGATGGATTTGAAAAGTTCTACTTCAAAAAGGTTTGCATCGTTTCTGGTGCTAATGCATCTGGTAAAACATCTCTTGGTCGCGTGATGCTTTCTGTGTTGCGTTTTCTCAGTAGTGGTGTTTTCAATCCAGAACCGTTAAAAATTACTGACAAAAGAAAACCTGCATATATAGAGGTTGACTTTTTCCAGAGTCATTTAAAATGTTTGTTTAGGGCAGGTGTCTGGCTTAGGGCTATGGATGAGTCTGTTGTTGTAGAAAAAATTGCAATGGCATCTGTTGATTTAAGAAGCTCGGAATCATGCGCAAAGACGACCAAAAGATTGGATGCTGTGTGGGATGCGCAAAAGTTTGAATTAAATGGTCAAAATAGATTTTTTTCAACCGAAAACGCTAACTCAAAAGAATTTTCCCAATATTTAGAGGATTTGGACTTTGTTCTTGGTTGGCATTTCATTCTATCTGAAAACCAAGAGAACACGGATAAAATATCACGAATTAAGAAGAATGTGCTTAATAGCATATTAAAAACCTTTGACAATACTGTTAAATCTGTCTCAGGACTCACTCTTAAAGATGATGAGGGAAAGGAGGATTTGCAGGGTTATTCAGTAGTCTTCAATAATGGAGATAGAGTTATTATTGATATGGAAGGTGATATAACAAATAAAGATAGACTGTCTCGTGGTACTTATGAGGCAGTAAAAATATCCCATCTCCTGTCAGGAGTGCTTGAAGATAAAATAGAAGAGCGAGAGTTCAATTTCCCTTGCAGTGGGGTGTACTTTTTGGATGAGAAAATGGCCTTCACTCATACTGAATTAGAAAAAATGATGGTCACGCTGATTATATCTAAGCTTTGCAGATATGGTCAATTTATATACACCACACATAATTATGATATCTTGAGCTTAGATCTGCCTACGCATTCATATACTTTTACTAAAAAAGTAGATGGTGTAACCACTTTTGTTGAAGCTACCACACATCATAAAAAGAATGATCGCAATCTTTTAAATAAAGTAAAAAATGACTGTTTTGCAACAATACCTGACGTTTCATTAATCGAAGAGATGCTATTTGAGGATTGATTATGGCAGTTAAGAAATTTGCTATTATTCTTGTTGAGGGAGATACGGAAAAAGCATTGTTTCAGGATTTCAAAACATTGCTAGGCTATCCTATTAAGAAAATAGTAATTGCTAATTTATGGAATGTTAATATAAATAAATACATGCCAGCATTAACCGAAAATAGCGAAATCATAGTGGTTTTTGATACGGATAGGATTGAGAATCTTGATAGATTTAAGAATAATCTCAATCTATTAAAGGCGAAAAAACACACAATCCACCTATTTCAACAAACAAGCAATTTTGAGGATGAGCTTGCCAATGCTTGTGGTGTAAGTAATAGAAAGTTGTATTCTTGTTTTTGCCCAAAGATCATTTCTGCAGATAACTTCAAGAATGAATTCATTGCGCTGCGCAACAGGATGATGAAATTAGATGGACTTGGACTAAATAAAACGTTGCTTTGGAGTAGAGGGATTATCCCCCAATTGAGAGATTATAATTTTCATGTTTCCTCTCATGATGATTATTTTTATAAAAATAATAGTCCTCATTAAGATAAACATATTTTAAGACACAAGACCGCCAGCTAGGCGGCCTTATATCTTTGACGCTCGACTCCTTATTTGTTGATTGTTTTCAGAACTGGAAACCTCCCGTGCAAAGTTCTAATCGGGAAATAACGCCCGGATATTTCCGGCCATCTGACTGGTTATCTGTGCGGTGGGGGCTGTCTGTAACATGTGGCGTTCTGCCCTGGTTTGTGTCACTGATAACGCCTCATCGTCAGCCCATGCAGCCAGTCGTTAAGCCTCTGCCGGATTCATTTTCAGAAGTGCCAGCCCGGCCAGAAAAGCCACGCGTTGGCCGCTTTTGCGGGCTTCTGGTGTAAGGCTGTCCAGCCAGGCGCATGCTTCGCCTTCGTTCTTGACGGCGGCGGGCTTCAGATAGAAACTTATCCGTCTGGTTGGTGTCGTCATTGGTTTACTCCTTGTCCATTGCGTACAAACCATTGACCAGAGCAAACTGTGGCACCCCGTCCGCGATGAAAGTCGCATTAACTCCGCAGGCTTCGCGGATAGCGGGTGCCACAATCTCCGCCCCTCCACCGACAACCATCACCCGCCCGTAACCCGAAAAACCCGCCAGCGCGCGGATCACTCGTTGTTTCAGTGTTTCTTCCTTTTCACGAATAACCGCCATCAGGCTGTCGTAATGCGCGTCATTGTGGATGTGCTGGCGCAGCCAGGCTTCATCATGGCGATGTTCGATAATGGTATTGGCGATGTGGTGACTGGTGCGCATACCGTTAGTGGCCATCACCGACAGTACGGCATCGGCCATCAGAGAAACGCCTACGTGTGGATCGCAAAACACCTGGCTGATACCTGCCAGTTACCCCTGAACCTTTGCCACATCCAGCGTGGTTCCGCCCAAATCCACAATCAGCAGGGATTCAAACGGACTCATGTCAGCCAGTGCCTTAAAGCCAGCCGGAATGGATTCAGGCATAACCCGCACGTTACGGATAGTGAATGCTTCGCCGTTCTGGTACTCCACCGGGCGCATAACGTTCGCTTTTTTGCGGTTGATGTTGGCCATGTCCGGCTGTGCGTTTGTGTCGAAATACTCGCTCAGTGGCAGGGTGACAACCACATCCACCTCCTGTGGCGTGATGCCTGATTTGACCAGCGCGTGATGAATGGCAATGACATTCACATCGCTGTATTGGTATTGCGTGTCGGTCGTCTGGACAAAGCGATCGCTGACCGGATCAAAACCATAGCGCACGCCATCAAGCATGTAGTTCGCGGGCTGCGTGCCACCGAACGGCGCAGACCATTCCGACTTGAAGCTGTTCGGGCTGATGGCGTTGCGGCGTTCGCCGTTCTCAGTCCATGCCAGCTTGATGTTGGTGGAGCCGTCGTCGATACAAATTTTCATGTCGATTTTCCTTATGTTGATTAATTAATCGTTTACGGGATTCTGAAATCCCGCTTTTGCCTGTTTTGTGTGCGCTTCATATATCGCGGCGCGTTTTTTGCTCATTTACGGGATTCGTGAGTCCCGTTTCTGTCTGTTTTTTGTTTCCACTGGTCAGGCCACCCCGCAGCAGGTCTGCTTTGCGGCGGGCGCGTTCAGTGGTTTCACTGATTCTCTGTGCGTGCTCTGCGTCGCGGATGGCGCGCAGCATGTCAGAAAGCACGGTAACGGGGGTTTTCATGGTGTTCTGGTCCTGCTGAAGTGTGGATGCCAGGCGTGCGGCGGCTTCAGGGTCTGATGCCCCCAGCTGTGCCAGATAGCTGGCGACCGGGTTATGGCGGATCTCCGTGCTGCTTACGCCGTGATTACGGCTCAGGCGCTGCCAGAGCTGCGTGATTCGGCTGTCCGGGCGGGTATCCGGTTTGCGTACAATTTCAAATCCCTGCGGTGCAATGATGCTGCCGTCAACGTACAGACTGCCGCCCCGTAACAGGTGCTGCATCTGTTGTTCACCGATATGCAGGCCGAGAGATTCAGCAGACTCCCGCCATTCTTTAGCGAGTAATTCGTGGTTATCAGGCAAAGGCCGCTGCTGTTTGCGGCTCTGTGTCCAGCTCTGCATTTCATCACGGCTGTTTTTTGCCTGTTTGTCACGAAGCGAACGTATCAGCGCCCGGCGTTCGTGCCGTTTCAGTGAGCGCATCCATTCGTTCACTTCAACGCCGTCAGGGAGCTGCGGCCACGGTGCTGGCCGTTCTTCCGGCTGTTCTGTCCCGTTGTTGTCCGTTTCCTGTACACGGGGACAGTTATTGCCACGAGTCCAAGGGGCGGCAGGGCCGCCCTGAAGGTCAAAACCATTTTCGCGGGCGCTGTCTTCCGCTTCCGGTTTGCGTCTTACCAGCTTCCAGTTATCCGGATGCGTGCACACACGGGAGGATTCCCCGATGAGTGGTGACCAGATCCCGTAAATCTGTACGCTCTGTTCGCCGTAATCGTTCAGCTCATCGGCGAGGTCGTAGGCGGTGCGAATCAGGTAGTCTTTGCGTGGAACAAGTACGCCGCCCTGTTTCTCTATGTAGGTGGCAAAACATCCGGCATCAGCGGCAGCGAGTACCGCATCCATTGCGTCATCCTTCAGCCGTTGCGGGCCTTCCGGGTTGCGTGCCATCTGGCTGGCAAGGCGGCGGAGTTCACGCCACACCTGACGGGAAGGGATGCCAAAGAACTGGAACTGGCGGACCCGGTGAAGGCGCGCCCAGCCGATGGCGCGCTCCACGCTCTCGGCCATTGATTTCCCGGTTTCGTGGTCAACGCGTGGTTTGCCCGTTTTCGGGTCGATGCCATCCACGGCGCGGCTGTCCAGGTTTTTTCCGATGTAGGTGGCGATGTAGCTGGTTGGCGTACCTTTTGAGCCGTCTACGTACTCCGCCTTAAAACGCGGAGTTATGTCATTGCCCAGCTCGTGGCGGTCTTCCTGAATGGCAATATCGCAGACGTGGGACACAATGGTGTCGATTTCTTCCGGATGTGCAAAGACCATCATGTGCCAGTGCACGGTGCCGTCATGATGAGGCTCCACGGTGCGGATGCCATACCAGCGCAGGCCGTCGCGGTTCAGTTTTTTGCGGACCGCCGCAAAAAACGTGTTAACTAGGTAATCGCTGGAATCGCGCATGGTGGCCCCGTTCCATTTGGGGTTCGGATGACCGTTCTCCGTTGTTGCGTGGTATTTTGACGGGCAGGTGACAGTCAGAAACACCGCTCTGTCGCCACGGGCTTCGGCCAGAAGTTCCAGCCCTTTCATGGTGGCCATCATTTCTGCCTTACGGTGAACCGGGTTACTTACTCCCGCGTAATACACTGTCTCGAGATCAATCGTGAACCCGTCTTCGTTTTCCAGCATGAAACTTTTCAGGAAATCGCGTGTTTTCTCGCACTGTGCGCGAAACTCGCTTAACGCGTCCTGGCTCAGATAGGGCGATGTTTTTCTGGAAACCAGACAGGCGGCGCGGAGTTGTTCTTCCCGCCACTCGCAACGTAAAAGCCACAGTTTGCGTTTCCACCAGTCCGCACAGGTCAGGCGAAGAATTGCGCCCGGCAGCAGCTCCGTGTCTGGTTCGTTCCTCCGGTCTTTGTCTGTTGTCAGTGCGTCATAATGTGGAGGCATGGCGTGCAGGTGTAACGCCATGCGGGCCAGCATCTGATACGCCTTCAGCGTTACATCCATGGTCAGCTCGCCATCGGTCGCGCCAAAGCCATCGCAGAGTTTTTCGAAGGTGCTGCTGAACATCGCCGCCGTCATGGTGGCCAGCGTCTGTATCTGGTGTTTGTTGAGCTGCGGCAGGTAAAGCAAATCGTCCAGGCGTTCGCGTCCGGCAAGGGAGCGATAGCCCGGTGTCAGCCAGCGTCCGTCAGTGCGATCCAGACGTTCGAATATTTTGCGCAGGGTTCCGCGCGCGTAGCGTTCAGCCTGCCAGCTCTTTTTGCCTTTCCGGCGATCGGCTTCCTGTTTTTTGCGCAGGAAGGAGAGGTGGCGAATAAGCGGATCGCGCAGATAGAACGGCAGCAGGCGGAGCGAGGCCATGGCTTCATCCACCGCGCCGCGTGCCTGTTTTCTGGCGTCTCCTGCCAGTGTGATGGTTTTGTCCTGTTTTTCCTGTGCGTCCAGGCTTTTATTAATCAGGTTGCCCAGCGGCGTTGCGGAGAACGCCGCATCAGCCATTTCCTGGCGGCGCTCGTTCTCTACCCGGTAGGCATCCAGCCAGGAGGAAAGCGCGGATTCAGGAGCGGGGATCCCCGCTCCTTCACGCCCCACTGCGTGGCGCGGTTGTTGCCAGTCCCTGATGTACTCCGTTGACATGTTGACTTACTCCGCTTTGCCGCTCAGTGCGTCGTGGCAGACGGCAGCCAGCCGCTGAATTTCCAGTACGGTGTATTCTGTGTTGGCATGGCGGTGTGTGATGCGAACGCTGTCAGCTATCACATCTGCAATTACAGATGACAGTCGCTGGTAAATGCCAATAACGTACGGATTACCACCTTCAACACGGTAAAGCCTGTAATTGCCCTGGTGGCTGTCAATCATGTAACGACCATCAATAACAATCTTTCCGTCAGCAAGCTGTGGTGCAGGCAGGGATTTCAGATACATGTCGTAACGCTCACGCACGCGAACGGCAAGATCACGCTCTGTGTTGAGCAGGTATTCAAGAAAGTCGTTGGCGAGAATCATTGCGGCAATCCTCTTGTTACAGATGTGCGAAGGCCTCCCGCCGCAAGGTGCAGGAAAGGCCAAGAACAGGAATTAATGGAGTTTGTTTTGCTGCTGGATGAGCTGCTGAAGCTCGCGCAGATCATCCGCCAGATAGCTAAAAACAGAGGCGGAATAAGTGTTTGATAGCGCATGACTGCGCTCATGCAGCATATTGATGTGCATGATTTGCGCGACGCGTGATGCGCGGAAAAGTCTGCGGTTGATTTCAGTCTGGATGTGACGACGCGCAGCGTATGCGCGCTGTTGTTTGCGGTTTGCCATGGGGTGGCCTCTTTGGTTGTAAGTTTTGAAAACTCACCATCCAGAGCTGCGAAACTGTGGGTGGCGAGACGTACGAGGTTCGCAGTACCGGCAACCAAAGAACCCGGCCCGACCGAAGTCGGCCCCGTACGCCCCACCATAATTCGTGTGCGAAAAAGACGTGGCAATACAGTACGCACAAAAAAACCGCTGGCGCGGTTGTGCGCTTTGGTTGTCAGCAGGCTGCGAAACCCGGCACCCGTTTTATGAGGTGCAGCGGAAATGTAACCTGACTGATTGCGGCATGGCAAGCGGTTTTTTTGTGAGAACGGCATACTAAAAAATCCTGATACTGCTCCGGCCAGCGATTTTCACTGGCCGGGTTTAATTACTTCACCGGAACAAACGGAACAGCGGTATTACTGGTCATGTATTGCGGCAGCGTGCCGTTCCATTTGTTGATAGCTTCCAGCTCCATAACGCCGGGATTCTGGCGCAGAGCTTCACCACGCAAACGAATGGCATCGGCTTCAGCCTGGGCTTTTGTACGAATGGCATCAGCCTGTCCGGCAGCTTCTGCGCGCAGCATGTTGGCTTCTGCTTCGCGTTGCTTGACTTCCTGCTCGCGTTGCAGAGTTTTCTGGTTTGCCGTGACTTTGGCATTAATGCTGTCGATAACGGTTGGCGGGTATTCCGGCTTACCCACATAAGAGAGGCTCATGACCTGAATGCCGATGGGGGTCATCTCTTCCTGAATATCTTTAAGTGCTGAATCCAGTAGTTCAGACTTACCACCGTCGATAAACTTATCGGTGGTCATTTTGCTGGCCAGTCGGTTGAGTGCATCGGCGATCTTCTGGCGCAGGTCAGTGTCGGTAATGTCATCCACGCCTTTGCGGTAGGTTTGAAACACTGTAGTAACTTTGGATGAATCAACCTTGTAGGCCACACCGATGTGATAGCCGATGGTTGTGCCGTCACTCATCTGGAAGCTGAACGGCTCATCGTAAGTCTTCATTTGTTTGAAGGTCGGGAAGATGTAAACCTCTGTATTCCAGCCTGTCCAGTAGCGGCCAACGCCAACCACTTCACCGACGCCTTTGTCGTCGCCCAGTTTGTTGACTTTGATGCCCACATTACCTGGCTCAACGCGATCGCAGCCAACCAGCAGGATGGCTGCAAAAATCGGGAGAATCTGAAAGAGTTTGAATTTCTTCATTGTTTGATTTCCTTGATGTACTTACTGAAAAGGCGAACAACGCCTGCCGGGTACAGCATGGCAATGAAAATGCCCAGCAATACCAGGAAGGAGCTGTCTGATGAGATCATTCGGGGGAGTAGTCCTGCATACAGAATGAGAGATATGAGGACGCATACCAGCGCCCACATGTATGCGCGAAACCAGGTCTTTTTGTTCATATCGCGGTCCTTTACTGGTTAAGGAAAAAATCAAAAACCTTGTCGATGCGTTGCAGTAGCTCTCGTTGCATTGCTTCCGGCGTTTCTGGTTCACCAGGCGAACCCAGTGGTGCGCAGAAATCAGCGATTTCATGATGGAGCGTCAGGCGAATGGCTGGAGCCATGGTTCTGGTGTGCTCCAGCTCATCCAGCAGTGCCAGCACGGCAGATGGCGAGAGCATTGCGCGAAACGCCAGTAATTTTTGATGCGTTGCCATTCGTTGCAGGTCAGTCGCCAGTTCGCGTAGTTCCTGGTAGTTGATGGTGCTCATGCTCTGGCTTCCTTCAGTAGCTGGTTAAACATGTTGGTAAGTGGATTGCCGCACCCGAACGGCATCGGGTTTATCTGGTAAGAAAAGCGACCGCCTGTTTTGCGCTCTTTTCTTATGACCGAACCGCTACGCCAGAGACGGCGTAACTCCGTGTTAATGGTTGTGGTTGGGGTATTCAGTGCTGCGGCGATTTCTCCACCGCTACACCCCGGATTGGCGGCGATATAATCAAGAATGGTCATCTGCGTGACTCCTGTACCTGTCGGATAAGGTTCACCTGCACCACATTCGTGGCGCAGAAGTAAGTGCCGTCAGTGAGATAGATGTGATGTGCATCCTTTTCTGAACGGTGTTTGTCGATTGTGGTAATCAGGCGTTCGTCAACTTCGTATTCACGTCCTCTGGAGGTGAAACGAACGACAGGAAAATGCTTAATTGCCATTACGCCTCCTTGGCGTGTGCGAATACCTCCGCGAATGCGGATTGTTTTCACATATTCTTATTTAACCTGGAGTCTTATTTGCGCGGTTATTCTTCAGTGAAAAAGCGTTCAATCTTTTTTACTGAATTAATAATTCGCATAATTCCAATAGCGCAGGCCACCGAAATAATCAGAACAAGCCATGAGATAAATATACTCATGCAATATTCCCCAGTTTATATGGCTCAATATGGTCCCCGTTTTCTGCGGCGCAGACGAGTATGGAAAGCTCGTCGAGCGCGTCCGGGTCGTCAATGTAAAAAGCTGTGTCGTATATACTCTTGATGGCCCTGGTCAATGACTCTCGGGCTGCGAGCTCAGCATGAGTGCCTGATGCGCTTAAGCGAAAATGAAAGCGCTCAAGTGCTTTATTGACGAGAGTTTTATATTCTTTATCCATCGCAACGCCCTTTAATCTGCCTTCTGAATTTCAGCTTCTGAATCCATGCAGATAATTTCGAGATAGGGTTTATTGCCATTAACCTGACGTGCTTTTTCAGCTTCGCTAATAATTTCGCATACGTGTTGATATGGAATCTCTACGGTCAGGCGTGTGCCGTTCAGATAAATGTAAGTGGCCGTGCTCTTATCTACCGGAACCACTCCATCAATAGCTGATGCGCGCAACAACAGCTCACCGCGAAAATCAATAAAGCGGATAAATACACCCTGAGCATGGTCTTTGGTCATAAAGCACCTGTTATAAATCAGCCTGTTTAATGAAATTCTGTCCGCGCAGCAGACGATCAACCGTGCGCAGAGCTTCGTACAACGTGAAATCCTGTCCAAACTGATTGTCGCCGTTGCTCAGAGCAAAAATGCGGTTTCCGGTAAATGGGTTGCGTTGGCATCTGTGAACCACGATTCCAGCTTTCTCAATCAGCCAGGCGTGCTCGCCGATTTGTTTTACTGGGTAGCCATCCGGCGTTGCGTGTGTATCACTCAGGCTGTAGCGGATGTTGCTGCGTGATGCACTGGTAGTGAAACGGTTAGCGTGGCGTTCTGTTCCGGTACGAAAATTACGGTGTTGCTTCAGCATAAAATGACACCTCGTTATTTTGTCATCTGCACGTATTTTTCTGCGCTCCTGATTGTTTTCAGGAAAAGAGCGAAGAGATTTACTGTGCGTCTTGAGTTCTTTTCATCCTGGTTGATGGGAATTGAACCTCTGTCAGCCTGTCTTTTCACTGTGTTAACAGCTTGGTTGGTACGCTTTGCGTAATCTTTCAGGCTTTCTTCAAGTACTGGTAACCCATGCTCATCGCGGTAGGGATAGAACGCTGCTAAACGCTCAAAGTCTGCCTGTTCGTGTGTGTTCAGGACTTTTGCCATGTGTGATAACCTGCGCTATCTGTGGTTGTTTGTGACTTGGTGTACTTATAAGTACACCTTGTGCGCAAGCTTAGTGTACTTATAGGAACACTGTCAATGCTTATCGGTGAAAAAATTAGAGTGATTCGTGAATCAGAGGATTTAACGCGCGAAGAATTTTGTGGCCTGATTGATGTGCCTATCGGCACTTTGCGTCGTTATGAAACGGGGCGGATTGAAAACATAGGGGGCGAAGTGCTTATCAAGATTGTTAATCACCCTCGCTTTTTTAAGTACATGAATTGGCTTATGACGGGAAAAACAAATGAGGCTGCTGGGCAGATCAGTCCGTCTCTCTCCCCTGATGGGCCAAAAAGCACATCGCCTTCTCAAAAACCCCGCAAGACTGGCACACAGCCCGGCTAATCATGGAGCGCTGGGGGCATGGTGGTCTTGTAACGCTGGGGTTTCACGAATGAGCATAAAATCAATTCCGGGAGGGTATCTTCTTGACATGCGCCCAGAGGGGCGTAAAGGCAAACGCATTCGAAAAAAATTTAAAACGAAATCAGATGCAGTTTTATATGAGCGGTGGGTGCTGGCACAACTGCATAACAATGAGTGGAAAGGAAACTCCATTGATCGCCGTCCGCTGTCAGTGCTTATTGACTTGTGGTGGAAATACCACGGCCAGCTAATGAAGTCAGGGCATAACACGCGCCTTAAATTGCTGCGCTTGAGTGAGGCAATGGATGACCCGTGCGTGCATAAACTTAATACAACGATGCTCACCGAGCTACGTGTGTCCAGGATAGAGCAGGGGATACAGCCCAGCACCATAAATCGAGAGATTGGGGCGTTAAGCGCGATGTTTACCGCACTCATCTCATCCGGCCATTTTCTTAACGATAACCCCATTCAAGGCCTGAAAGGAATGAAGGTTAACGAACGCGAAATGGGATATCTGAGTAAGTCTGAATGTGTTCAGTTGCTGGATGCACTGGCTGAAAATCCCGATGAGCGGCTGGCTGTTGAAATCCTTTTATCGACCGGGGCGCGATGGGGCGAGGTAGCGGCACTGGAGCAGCGCCGCGTTCTTCATTGTCGAATCACTTTTTCAAAAACGAAGAACAGCAAAAACCGTACCGTTCCTATTTCTGAAAGCCTGTTTGAAAAGATCAAAAAACGGGGCGGGAAACTGGTGTTTCCGACGCTGGATTATTCATTGGTTCGCGATGTCATCAAAACGGTCGCACCTGATGTTCCTGACGGCCAGGCTGTTCATGCGCTGCGCCACACCTTCGCCAGTCATTTCATGATGAACGGCGGCAATATTCTGACGCTCCAGAAAATTCTGGGGCACGCAAAGATTCAGACAACGATGATTTATGCCCATCTTGCGCCGGATTACTTGCAGGATGCGGTGAAATTTAATCCTCTTGGAGAAACCGTATATGAAGCCTCTTAA